ATCTTGGTGAACTCGAGCAGCTGCACGGCTTGGCCCTTGCGGATGTCCGTGTTGTCCAGCAGCATCTGGCGATCGGCCTCCGGCGTGTCGTCGCCTTCCATCCAGCAGCCGCCTTGCTCACGGCATGCGCTTCCGTTGGAGTCGAACACGCGGTAGCTGCGCACCGTGCCGGTTTCCACGGCAGTCGCAGTCACCGGCAGGCCCACAACCCGGCTTTCACCGTCGGCAACGGTGTCCTGCCAGTCGTTGGACAGCCTGAACGTGCACAGCAGGCCGTCCTGCGCTTCGGCAAGCGTGGCCGGCTCCGGCGTCGAGTACAGGCAGATCAACGGCGCTTGGCCGATGGTCGCCCGCAAGCTCGCCGCCAGGCCGTTCCTGACGTGTTCGTCGAACCGCAGCACGTCTTATGCCCCGATGACCGGCTTGGTGGCCGACTTCGGCATGGCGTTGTTGAGCGGGCTGTTCTGGTTGGGCGAGTACATCTGCGTCGCCTTGGCCTCGATGCCCAGTGCATTGGCATATAGCGCGTAATGCTTGGCCGCGCGCTCCATGTTGCCGATGTCGTCGCTGTCCTTGCTGTAGGCGCGGAACAGCGTGTAGTCCAGCAGGGCATTGGCGAAGATGTCGGACACTGACAGATTGCCCGATACACCAGCCAGGAAGTCGCTGCTCGGCGTCGTGATGTCCGTCGGCACATTGGCGTACACGCCCTGGAGCGTGGCCGAGCCGTTAGACGGCGGGTACACGTAGTAGTGCAGCGGATCCCGCTCGTCGTACATATAGTGCAGGACCACAGCCGCCTGCGTGGTGTTGTGCCACAGCGGCGTGCTGGCATCGAGCATTTCCCGCTTGATGGGGGTCACCACGCGGCCGGTGGAGCCGTTGCGCGTGATGTGGATCAGCTTGGTGGCGCCGGCCGGCAGGGTTTGCTTGCTGCCAGCCACGGTCGTCAGCACGGCGTCCGTGGTGATCGCGTCCGGGCGGTACATGGCGATGTCGCGCTGCCCGTCGTTGGCGTACCGGATGATTTCGGGCGCTGTCCAGCGCACGTTGGTTTGATCCATGGTGACATCCATGAACCTTTGAACAAAATTGGCTGCTGTGTAGGCCATGGTGTTACCCCTTCAGGAAAGAAAAAGCCACCCGTAGGTGGCTGGCTGGTTGAGAAAGCTGCGGGTCAGCGACGACCCTCTTGAATGATCGAAGTCCGGTCGTAGGCCCAGACCTTCGTGCCCTTGTTCGCGCGCTGCAGGAAGTCTTGATTGGCTGCACGCGAGACAACGGTTTCAAACTTGGCGGCGTGGTAGCCGGATAGCTGCAAGTCGGTCCATGCCTGATTCGACTGCGCCAGGATGCGCGCCTTGGCCCCAGAGCACACGCCCTCGAGCCACTGGTCGAACAGCACATCGGGCAGCGTGCTGGCCGTCATCGAAGGCTTGAGCGCCACCCACATCTGGAATGTCGTGCCCGCAGCCGGCAGCGGGTACACGGCGTACTCGGTCGAGTTGTCGATCTGCACCAGATTGCCGTCCAGGTAGGTGCTGTCGCCGCTTGGCCAGTCCTTCGGGAGATCCCGCGCCGACTTGATCTTGTAGTCGTCGTAGGTGGAGTCGTTGACCAATACCCGCAGCGTTGCAACCAGTTCCTGCTGGCTGCTCAGGTCATGGTCAAAGCGGTTGGTCGTGCCATCCGCGGTGAATACGTCCAGCCATTCCCTCCACGCCTTGGTGCGCTGGCAGAACTCGCGCGCCGACATCAACAGGTACTGGTCGATCGTCGGACCCGGGCAGCCCATCACGTCCGGCATGATGAACGGGTAGAACTGGTCAAAGGTCTTCACTTTTGTGCAGCCTTCAGGGCGTCAATGATCTTTGCAGTGCTGGCGTTGGAGCGCAGCGTCAGGCCCTTGCCTGCTGCAACTTCATGCAGCGCCGCCTTGTAGAGCGGCTCGCCGTTCTCGCTTTCGGGTCCACCGGCTTGCGCGATGGCCTCAAGGTGTTCGTCTGTCAGCCCCAGTGCAATGCCGTCCTTCACCCACTCGGGCAAGGTCGATCCGGCGTCTTGCAGGGACTTCTCTGCGGTCTTGTCCACGGCGTCTTCTGCAATGAGCGCCCACACGTCGACGTGCTTGAGCATCCGCTTGCCGATCGCCTCGTCCACATCGGCCTCCATCCCCGGCGTCCAGGCAATGCCTGTCTCGTCCAGGAAAGCGCGCTCGATGTCCTTCTTGCCCACGTACTTGAATCGCATGTCAGGTGTCTCCAAGAAAAAAGGGGCTGGACCTTGTGAATCCAGCCCCTTTCTGGGTTGCCGGCGCTTACTTGACGCCGCGGGCCTTGCCGAGCACGGTTGCCTGGATGCTGCCGGCCGCGAAGGTCGCAGCGGCAGTGCCCACGGTGGCCGTCAGGTACACGTCCTTCTCGAAAGTGATTTCGTCGAAGTTCATGTAGACCTTGCCGTTGTTGGCGGCTTGCAGATCCGTCTGACCGGCTGCACCAAAGTACGCCGCGCTGGCCGTCGGGCCGTCACCGGCGTTCACCGGTGCGTAGCCGTAGCCGACCACGAACGTCGGGGCGCCGTTGGTGTCCATGTCGGTGTTGGCGATCATCAGCGCGGACACTTGCGTGCCTGCCGGGATCTTCATGATGCGGATCACGTCGGCTGCCGTCGGGTTCGCCGTCAGTGCCACCTTGCCGCGAAGCGCAAGCGCCTCGCCAAATGCCTGCATGAACACGTTTGCGTTCAGCGTGGCGGAGTCGATGTTTGCCATGGTGTTGGCTCCTTCAATGAGTGAATGGGTGGGTTTCGCACACGACACAGGCCCGAAGGCCCGTGTCAGTGGTCATCAGCTGGCCTTGGCGACGCAGGCGTCGATGACGTAGACGCCGTTGTCGGTGTACTGCTGGTCGCCGGCCTCGTTCTTGAACTGGAAGCGGAATTTCGCTTCGCCGCCCATGAACTCGCCCAGGTACTCGTAGTTCCGGCCCGCGTTGTAGGTGTTCTCGATGATGGCGGCAGGCACGCCGCTGTTCGAGGAGCCTTCGCAACGCGCCAGAGCCTGAGCGCCCAACAGAATCGCGCGTTCGGCCTGGTAGCCGGCGCCGATTGCTGCAACGGTGCCAGTCGTTTCGGTTTCCGTCAGCTTGTTGGCCGCGGTCACGTACTGGAAGCTCGCACCGGTGTCGTGGTAGATCGTGTGGTCGATCTTCTTCACCACGATGCCGCGCCAGATCCCCGCTTCGCCCTGGAAGATGGGGTGGTCACCGGCCCACTTGCCGCGCTCCATCGCCGCGGACTGGTAGGCCCGCAGGTTGGATGTCGTGGAACTGATGTCGGTGATGAGCTGGTTGTACGAGCCGGGCGGCAGGAACAGGATGCCCTTGAGCGGCGCATCGTATGCCTGCTTGTCGTTCGTCAGCCGTGGGGGCGGCAGGCGGGTTTCGACTGCGTCCAGCAGGTAGCTCAGGTTGTCCAGCACCGACAGCTTCCACACGTCGGTGGTCGCCAGCGAAGCCAGTTGCAGGCCACCACGGGTCAGGCTGCCGGCGTTGACCACCAGATGGCGGTTGTACGTCGGGCACTTGACCGTGTTCACCATGATGTCGGCGAAGTCGGCATCGGTGGACAGCGGCACATCCCAGGACACGCCGGTCTGGGCACCGCGCGCGCCGGCCAGGTGCACCAGTGCACGCTGCCACAGCAGGCGGGGGAAGTAGGCCGACAGTTCCGCTTTGGCGATGCGGCGCAGGTCGTGGCGGGTGCGCTGGCGGGACATCTTGCCACCGGCATCCACGTTGAACGTGGCAAGGTCGATCTTCACCGACATGCTGGAGCTCGAGAGCTTCACGCCGCGGCCTTCCGCGTTGCGGTCGCCCATGATCGGCTTGCCGCCAACCACGTCAAAGGCGTCAACCGTGACGGTATCGCCCTTGGGGTCGGTGGCCAGGTCGGTCACGCGCACAAACGGCATGCCGGGGTCGGTCTGCTGCTTGATGGTTGCTTCCGCGTCGGACTGCTTGGGGGCAGGACCGGTCATGGCGTTGAGGTTGCCGGGCGCGCGGATGACCTGCGCCGTGAGGGCAACGGAGTATTGCGTCAGGGCAAGATTGCTGCCCGACGCGACTGAGGTTTGAGACATGGCTGATTTCCTTCAATGTGGAGTGGTGTCAGCCGTACTTGGCAAGGTGCGCGTCGATTTCCTCGTTGGACATGCCGGCGTAGACGTTCAAAAGCTGGTTCGGCTTGAGCCGTCCGACGTCGATCTGTCCATGGTTCGGGACAGCGCCGCCCTTGAAGTCACTCAGGGTGTTTGGCGCTGTCAACTTGTCATCAACTGCACCCGCCTGCACGGCGGTATTGGTGGGTGGCGAGTAGGGGATGTCGAACTCATCGGCGACCAACTTCGTCACATGGGCGAAGCGCGCACTGATGGGCTTGTCTTTCCACTTCGGGGAGTCCTTGAGGGCGGCATCGAGCACCTGGGCGCGCGCGAATTTCTCGGCGTGTTCGGTGTTGCTCTGCCACTCAACCAGCAGCGGGATCTCGTCGATCGCTTCCTGGAGCGGGTCGTCTGCCGACTCGTCCTTCGGCGTCGTCTGCGGGACGTGCTTGGCCAACTCGTTGCGTTGGTTGAACACGGCGCGCATCTTCTTGCCGATTTCCGGGAAGTCTTCTTCCATCTGCGCGATGTCGGCTTCAGTCACTTCGCCCTCGACGGGCGGGAGGCTTTCACCTTTGCGCAGTGCTTCGATTTCCTGCCTTGCGCGTGCCAGTTCCGCCTCGGCTTGCTCTGCGCGGCTCGCGTGGTGGCGTGCTGCGCGGCGCTCGGCCTGCAATGCGGAGTAAGGCAACACGCGCGCGCCGTCCTTGCTAGCCACGCCTGCAACCTTGCCCGCGGGTTCCGCGACTGCTGCTTTCGCTGCTTCGCTGGTGGCGGTGGTTGCTGCTGCGGCTGCCGGTTCGGTCGCTGCTGCTGCGGCTGGCTGTTGTTCGCCTGCCTGGTTCTCCTGGGTCTGGGCTTCGGTCCCGGTTTCGGCGTTCTGCGCCTGCTCCAGTTCCTCGTCCGTCATTTCCTCGATGGGTTTGGTTGACATCTGCTTCCTCGTTCCAGTTACCGGATGGATCCGCAAACGAAAAAAGCCGCGGACCTTGCGGCCTGCGGCTTTCACTCGTTCGTCATCGCTGAATTACCACGTCCTGCAAGGCGATGGCCTGCTGGCGGGGGCTTCCACCTACATACTTGCCGGCCCCGGTGGGCGTGCCGTCAAGGGTTCAGAGCGCCGCCTGTTTCAGCGCGTCTTGAATGATTGAGTCCTCATTGGCCGCGGGTGCTGCGGCGGTTTCCTGCTGGATCTGCACTGCCTGGGCAGCTTCCCGTGCGGCCAGTGCCTTGGTGCGTTCGGCGGTGGCCTCCTTGTTGGCCACAGTGGCTGCGGCATCGCGCATGCTCAGTTCTTGTTGAACCTGCTGCGTCTGCTTGCTGGTCTGTTGCTGAGCCTGTTGGGCCTGCCTGTCGCCCGATACCGGCAGCCCGGATGCCCGGCGCAGGTCGTCGGCAATCTGCTTGCGCCCCGGCAGTGAACTTGCCTCGATGTACGCCGGCGCAAGGATGGCTGAAGCCTGCGGGTTGTTTCCAAGCGCCTGGATGATGATCCCGAGTTGCGCCTGCTCCTGCATGCGGAATGCCGGCGTGTTGGGTGTCTCTGCAAGCCCGGTCTTGATCGGCGCATCCTTGACGCGGTTCACCGGCTCGCCGTTCGGCCCCCATGTGTTGAGCACCACCACACGGCGGGTGTCACCGGTGCCAATGCTGGCCATCATTTCTTCCTCGGCGTGGTCCTCGACGATCAGGTCCAGCAGCTGGTCGAACACCATCTTGCGGCTGAAGCGGTAGTTGTCGTTGAGCTCGCCCATCGCCATGGCGCCGGCCTCGGTCAGCGAGTTGATGGCAATGCCGCTGGTCACGCCTTTGGGGGCGTCGCCTAACTGGGTCGAGTAGATGCGTGGGACGTCCTGAATCAGCTGCTTGGCGTCCTGCATGACCTCGAGTTGCTCCTTCTGGAGCGTCAGGTCGTTGCCGATCTTCAGGGCGTTGACGTTCTTGCGGTTGGCGTTCATCACGACCGTCATGTCCGGGCGCCCTGCGGTGTCCTGCAAGTCGGCGATCGTGTTGTACTCGGTGGACAGCGCATCGTCGTCGACCTGCATCTGGCGGGCCTTGAGCATCCAATTGATCATCTGGCGGCGCTCGTTGTACTCGTCCTGCGGCTGGATCATCCCTTCGATCAGGCCATATGGGCTGCGGTCCAGGTCATCACGGAAGGCGATGAATGGCACATAGGGGAAGTTGCGCCGGCTGGTCCCGACGTCGATCAGGCGGTGTGGCCCTGCGAACAGCGCCATGCGAACCTGCCGGGTGATGGACTTGCTCAGCTTCACGCGGCCGCGCTGCACGGCCATCTGGTGCAGCGGGTTCTGCGGGTCGAACACGATGCGCCTGGTTGGTCCGAACTGCATCACGACCACTTCGGCCGGCACGCGATACCAAACCTCGAAGAACTTGATGCGCCTGCGGCTGGTGTCCACCCACTCGTCGCGTCGGATCGTCGTGCGGCGCTCGTTGTTGTAGGCGCGGTAGACGAAGTTGTTGATGTCGTCCGGCAGGTTCAGCAGATCCCACCCGTTGACGGCCTTTTCCAGAATCTCCTTGAACTGCGGCATCATCGCCTGGGCTTCGTCCAGGTCTTCCCACCGCTTGCGCACCAGCCAGCGCGCCGTGCGCAGGCCCAAGTCCAGCGCGCGCCAGTCGTACCAGATCTCATTGCGGTGACGCGCCTCGATTCTGTAGGGGTAGTCCAGCGGATCCGATGCCCGGCTGACTTCCACCCACCCGATGCCGCCCTTGACTTGGCCCGCATAGGCTTCGCTGATGGCCATGTCGGCGTATGCCTCGCGCTGCGCCTCTTTCATGCACTTGTTGAGCACGTCGCACACGTCCTGCAGGCTGTCGTCGTCTGCTTCGGCCTGCACGTCGGTCCTGGTCTTGGCTTCCTGTCCGAGCACGCCATTGATGACGCCGTGAATCAGGTTTGTCTGCCTCGGGTCGATGCCCATGTCGCGCCGGATGATGCGCTGCTGCTCCGGCGTGAGTTGCTTGAAGTCGTAGTAGGCGTGCGCAAGGTCAGCCCGCGGGCGCCACTCGGGCTGCGCATCCATGTCGTGCAGCAGGCGCTCGAGCGAAACCAGATCGAACCCATCCTTGGCGTGGTCGCGTGCTCCCACGTCGATGCGCCGGTCAGGCTGGATGGGTTTGAGTGTTGGCATCAGGATAACCCCCTTGACCGGCGAAACTTTGCCGCGTCATCTGTCAACCCGGCTGGCGGGAGGCTGTCAATGAATGTCATGGCCAGCGCATCGCCCTTGTCAGGCGATCGGCCCAGAACTTCACGAATCTCGTCTTTGTCGCGGATCTGGATGGCTGCAACCTGCCCGAGCATCACGACCTTGTAGCGAACCGCACACAAGTCGCCCAGAAGCTCACTGTCGTTGGGCAGCGAGACTGGCTCCGGGTTGGTTGGGTCCAGCGCCTCGCGCAGTCGCCAGTACATTTCGGCGCGGATGTTCCTGAATCGCAGGGTGCCGGTCTTGTCCAGGCCCTTGCTACCCTCTGAGCCCACCACCGGAACAACCCGCAGGTTCAAGCCACGAATGAAGTCCAGCGCCGCGGTCCCGATGCCGATGGCATCAATGCAGATCGGCGCACCGTTGCGGATCAGCGGCGCAATGAATCCTGCCGCCTTGGGTCCGTCGTTCGTCACAACGCCTGGCACTGAGATAAACACGTCGAACCAGTTACCGTGCCTGCGCGCCGCCGTGGACTTGTCGATGCCGCCTCGAGCTACGTCAAACCCGAGCGCCGTCATCGGCCCCTTGATGTCCAGCGGCTTCCACCTTGCTTGCGCTGCCTTGACCCATTCCGTTGGGATCAACTGCCACACCGGGTCTGACCTGCCTGCCATGAAGTCGCCGCGCAGCATCTGGCTTCGCAGCGGCTCGGGCAATGCCTGCAGGGTTGCCTTGTAGCCCGTGGTCAGCAGGAACAAGTTGTCATCCACAGACGACGGGATGAATGTGCGGCTCTTGGGCACCACCAGATCATCACCAACCATCACTGGCTCAGGGCCTGGAACTTCCTTGTCGTCGCCCTTCTCGTCGCTCACATACCAGCGCAGTTCTCCCGCCCTGGCTGGATTGGGGTGCTGCGGATCCAGCCATGCCGCCCAGTAGCGGATCACCCATTCGCCTTCCGAGCTTGTCGGCGGGTTGCCGGCGCAGATCACGCGCTGGCGCACATTGGGGTTGTCCGTTCGCATCCAGCCGATCAGCGTGCGGAACTGCTTTTCGCTGAAGTGCGTGATTTCGTCGAACGCCTTGAGGTCGTGCGGCCGGCCTTGGTACTTGATCCAGTCTTCCTCGTCCTTGACCGAACCGAGCTCCATCACCCTCTTGCCTGGCAGTCTCCAGACACCGGTTTGGCTGTTGTAGCCCTTGCGCCCGGTCGGCAGAATGGTCGCCATCCGTTCCTCGATGCCGATCAACTGCACGGCTTCACGCCGGAAAATGATGCTGTGCTCCTGCTCAGTCAGCGCTGCGCCGAGTAGCAGGTCTGTCTTCCCTCCACCAGCCGAACCGCCGTAGAACAGGATGTCGGCCTTTGATTCCAGTGCAGAGGTTTGTGGCCCTTCCTGTGGAACCCATAGCTTGCCGGTGGCCTTCACCAGCTTGTCGACCTGCTCGCGCTGCTCCTTCGTCAGCTTCGGCAAGACCTTGAGAATCTCTGCCGCGGTCGCGCTCATTTCTTCACGAGGGCAGCCAGATCGACACCGGCAGAATTCAGAATCTTGGCCAGGTGCACCGCGGTTTCAGCGTCCGGCATCTGGGTTGTTTGAATCGGCGGTAGGTCTTCGGCTCCACCAATCCCGAGTTTGTCGCCGTACTTCTTGGGCGCCAGCTTCGAGGCGCGCCACTGTTTGGAGGCCAGAACTGCCCGCGCGGCTGCCGGGTGAATCTTCCCGGTCAGCGTCTTGTTCTCGATGTCGATGCAGTCTTCAACGATCGCATCGGCCTGTTCCTCGCGTGCGCGCGCACACTTGGTAGCGAAAGCGGGGTCTTTGGCAATCCACTCCTGAACCGTTGTGCGGTGCGGCATATTTGCGGCAGCACAAATCTGGCGCATGCTTTTCTTGTTAGCGAGCGCTTCGCAAATCTGGTCGGCCAGCTTGTCAGTGAACGCTGTCGGGCGCCCTGTCTTGCGTGGAGTGGGTGCTGGCGCTGCTTTCTTGGCTTTGGCAGACTTTGGGGCACCGGTTTTGCCTGTTTTTTGTGCAATCGGCGTCTTTTTGGCTGTCATGGCGTGTTGTTCAGCGTGTCCCGGAGGCTTTGGGCATCGGCGCGGCAGCTGATGTAGGCGACGTTGATGTCGTCGGCTTCGCGGGTGAGGCTCCCGAGTAGTCCAGTAAGCTCCGCTGAAAGTAGCCCACCGGCTTCGGCGGGGTTGTCGCCACTTCCGACGGCACTGGCGGCACCTTGGGGCGCGGGGCTACCACCACCGCCCCCACATCCACCGATCTGGAAGGGGTCGTGCAGCCGCAGAGTAGGACCGCCAGCAGCACGAAGGCGATCAGACAGAACGGCAACAGCCTTGCGGTTTTGGGCATCGCGGATCTCCTGGGCGTCTTTCAGGTCTTGCAGCTTGGCTTGGAGTGCAAGGGTTTTCCCCGTCTGGTCTGCCAGTTCCTTGGCGGCGTCGGCCTTGATCTTCTCGATCGCCGTCTTCATGGCCTGGACGGCTGTCTTCTGGGTCTGGGCCTCGAGCTTGGCCTTGTTGGCGACGTCGGTTTCCACGCTCAGCGCGCCGATGGCTACCGCCAGCAGGATCGCGTACACCCAACCCGGCAGCACGTCGAAGATGGCGGCGATCGCCTTCATTTCCACATCACCTGGCGCCGGCAGCCGGCTTCCTTGCCCTTGTCGTAGGCTGCCTCGATGACGGGCTCCAGCGCCTGCTCAGCGAGGATCTGCGCGGCCTTGTTGAACTGGGCCGTGGTCACCAGAAAGCAGCCGCCACCGGCCTTGCAGGCTTCGGCCTGCTCCTTGGTCAGTTCGATCACGATCTTGCCGTCCTGTGCCGCGGCCATGCCGGCGAGAAGCGCCACCA